GATTGTATGAGCCGTCAGGCGTAATTGTGTAGCCTTGGTACTCTGGATAGACATCAATGGCCTTCAGGTTAAGCTTCTTTGGCCATGCCTTGTACTCATCCAGCAGGTCAACATGCTTCATCTGGCCTTGCGTGTTGGTGAACGAGTGCCGCAAATGGCCGGCATCGATCTTGGCCTTTGCATAAGAGAATCCATGCCCGTCGTGTAACCGCAATACATCGCCATTAAAGAACGCATACTGTGTACGGAACTCATACAAAGCGGTTTTTAAGTCACTGACACCGGCAATGCTTAATTGCTCAGAGTTCATCAACACATCAAGCAAAGGCTTGCCATTGTTCAGGTGATCGTCAATGGCGTACTTATCGCCTTGTGAGTTAGCATACTTACCTACACGGCATAGGAATACATCAGCACCTAAGCCCCGTAAGGTTTTGGCAAGTTGTGCTTCGGCAATGGCAACCTGCTCATTTGGCTCACCGTTCTCTTCTTTGCCGTCATAGTCAAACAGTATGTACACCTGCCGATTTAGCACATTTAAGCCACTGCTCTTTTTCCACATGATCTCCATGAGGTCTTTGTGCAATGGCGTGTCATTATTCTTATTGCCCCAACTGGTCACACCGGCCAAGCCAATCACAGCGTGTGTTAAGCCTTCCTTTGCAACCGCCTTCACAATGGCCCAGCTCTTAAACTCACCCTCTGTGATGATCAGCGGTATCTTCACATCTTTGATATAGGTTTGCCAATTGATCGTAGGTGGAAAGTAGATGTGTGCACCGCTACTACGCTTTTGGCTGTACTTCATCTTGGTCTTCGGCATTAACAGCCGAATACGTGTGAAGCCAGTTTCCTGGCCATGTAGATCAAAGTAAGGAATTTTTATTGACCAATCCCGGGTATGCCCTATCAGGGCCTGAGTTTGGTCAGGATCCAGCAGTTCCAGCTTTAACAGCTGTACGTCTTGGTCGGTAAAGTTTCTTTTTTGTAGGTCTTGTTTGTATAGATCGGCAGGTTGTACAGTATGTGCCGCAAAACTCATAGTCTTGCCCCTAACCATATGCCGCTTACAAAACAACCTCGTATAATGTACCTGAGCATGTTGTCCATGTTCAATTTCCTTAGATTAGTTGTCTTCAAAGCCCCTAGGCTCATCACCTAGGGGCTTTTTTTATCATACCAAAGCTAATTCATTCGCCTTGTTAACCGCCAAAGATTTAATTGCTTGGCCATCACCAAACCATGCACGGTCCATACGGCCATCAGCTGTACGACCTTTGTGATGATCCACATACTCAGTGACTGCATTGATCAGGCCCCATGCAGTGCCCTTGGCTGTAGTCAGTTGGCTACCCATACCACCACCTTGGAATAGGTTCATTAAGGTCTCTGTGGTCTTTTTGCTTATAACCACATCACCTTCAGTGGTCGTGTAAGAGGCAACCTCGTCAAAGTACTGCTTGGCAGTAACATCATCGATGGGTGTGCCGCACCAGACATCCACAGAAGTCATGAAGCTGTTCCAGCTGGTGGCTGCAATGCCAAGTTGTGCTTTAACCGATGCCTCATCAAACTCTGACCTGTGGTTCACACGGATCACGTTCTTGCCTTTACCTGATGCAGCTTCCTGCATTGCAAAACCTAGTGTGTTGGCACATACCACACGGACTGAGGTGAACATGGCAGTAGTTGCCATTGTGCCATCACAGGCCGTGCCAAGTAAGAGGTAGCCTTTGAGCGAGTCATCTAATACTTTGGCCTCTTGGCCCATGCTAGCCAATGCCCAGTACTTACGGCCTTCACGAAGTACGCCGGCGGTTTCCAACTGGAAGCCAGCTTTTTCGGTAAGGTCACGATAGAACTCTAGTACTTCTTTTGGTTGTACTACTTTGTATGTGTCAGAGACTACCGCCAAGCTTTTGCCATTGTCTGAGCGATACAGTACTTTTTTACCGGTCACTATATCTGATGCATACACATTGTCTGGATGTGATTTGTATTGCACTAATGCCGAGTTGATATTGAAATCCATACCTGCATTAATTGCCCATGTTTCGATGCTTTGGCCTGGTTCCATTTGTTGGCCAAGTTTGTGCCAAGGTGTTTCGCCTACAAATGCAATTGAAGCCTTGCCGTTAACTGTTGTGATTTGGTGTGACATGATACGTTCCTTTAAGAGTTAAGAAGTTTAGTTTGTTTGTGTGTTACCACAAGAGGAACTATATCATGACTCTGACAAAGTAAACACAAAAATAAAAAATATTTTAAAAAAAGGTGTTAAGTACTAAATATATGTGTACAATGCAACTGTGCTCAGGCACAACTAAACTCTTAACTTCAAAGGACTGAAAATGCAAGTATTACAGACAACTAATACAATGAAAACAGAAGTAAACAAATCTATACCACCATGCCCCAAAGGCTTAGAGGTGTATGAAATCACATTAGATGGTGTTAAGCTCACTGTTCACCTAGAGTATGAGGCCGAGGAACTTGGTTCATATACCGGTGGCATGCAAAATGAGCCTGACGTTGCTGAGTGTGTAAACATTCACGCTGTATATGTTGATGGTCCTACCAACATTAGCATATTGTTAAGCGATGAATTAATGCACGAAATTCAGTCCACTTATTTGTATGACATGCACATTCAAGCCGAAGGTGATTACTATGGTATCTGATAAACCTATTATCGCATATTGCGATTACATTGGCCATTTAATCAGTAAGCACTTAAAAACGCTTGACCAAGACTACTACAAGCTTATTGACTTTGTTGGTCGTCCTTTGTACCACTTAGGCGACCACGGTGAATTTGCATCAACCAAGAAAACACTTAACATTACCGATTCATACGGCAAGCGTTACACCATCACCATCGAGGAAGTTTCATGAATCCACTTTATTGGCACAAAAAACGTCATCAATTAGCCATGCCATTGCAGGCCGAGCTTGTGATGGATTTGATGAATGTTGATAAGCCATTGCCAATTATGACAGTTGTGTATAAAGCAGAGTTGGAAGGTGTAGGCTCCATCTCTACGGTGCACAATTGCTTAAAGTGGCTAAGAGACTTTGGCTTTGTAAAGACCACTATCCATGATGATAACCGTATCAAGCAGTGTGCTCTTACGGATAAAGCAAAACGTTATTTGGAGATCAAACATGAACATTGATGAAAACATGCGCGAATACATCAAAGGCTTTGAAGCCGGATGCGACTACATAGTTCGCGAAATAGAACTATATTCACAAAAGCACACAAGTTTAGTGCTTGACAATTTGTTAAAACATTTAAACAAGGACATTGAAAATGACGATCAAACCACATACGCGAACTAGCATGTTCGTAAAAACCGCAAACGAAAAAACAGGCTTGTATCATCATGAGCCTTACCTCACAATTGAAGGGCCATACACCAAAGACATAGATGATTTTTCTGTGTTGGCTGCATGGATTTTTATGGCACTTGTTGTAGTAATGATTTGGAGTGTGATCTATGGATAAATTTGAACTAAAAGAGCTTATTGTTAAAGAGCTTAAAGAGAGCGGACCTTACTGTTGCTATTGTTGTCAACCTAAAGGCGGTGCAATTAGTTGTTGTGAAGAAAACCATTTTGTGCCCTTTGGCGATTTGTATGCTGAAGATAAAAAGGCAATGATCGACGAACAAATGTTCGAATTCGAGGAGGCCATGAAATGACACAAGATGAAATCATTGTCAAGTTAACAGAGATGTTAGAGATACAACAAAAGTTGCATGAGACAGCGATAGATATGCTTAAGTCTGCAATAGAAGCAGAGCGTGAGGCGTGTGCAAAGATTGCTGATGAGCATATTAACGGAACGCCTGAATGGAATAGTGCAGCCAACAACATAGCTGAAGCAATCAGAGCAAGGGGGCAAGCATGACAGAAACACAGTTTGTGATCATTCTCGGTGCCGTGTGGTTAGCACCACACATGCATAGAACATATGCACTGTTTACAGGCGCATTGTTTACAACACTAGGTTGCTTAAAGATCTGGGGGTTGATATGAAAGATATACCAGCATTTGCATTTCCAATACATCCCGATGTAGATTTAAACCGCGATCAAATTTGGGGAGGCATGACCTTGCGTGACTACTTTGCGGCAAATGTGTTGCAAGGCGTCATGTCAAGTATAGAAATGGGCATTACATTTTCTAAAGGCGATAAACCTCCTTCAGATGAAATTGCTGAATCTTGCTACGCAATGGCAGACGCAATGATGAAAGCGAGGGAAGCATGACACCTGAAGACGAAGAATTTAATCGTATAGAGCGTGAGTCTCGCATCAAGCAGGAAAATGTGCGCTCATTGTGGCGTAAAAGGCGTGAAGTGCATGAGCCTGTTGCTTATGGTATGAAGGATAAGCAAGGCAATGTGTATGACTGCCATCCTGAGCAATATGGTGACTACATAATCCCTTTGTTTGCCGCACCAACATTTGCTGAGTATAGCACTGTGTGTTTGGAAGTGGCTAAGTTGCAGGAACGCATAGTTGCATTGGAAGGCGCAAATAGCTTTAGGAATGACGTGATTGAAGAGGTTGCAAAAGCAATTGATAAGTTCGTATTCCCGTTTGGCACTGATACAGTAGCGAGCTTTGCCGTGTATGTAAGGAGCATGAAGTCATGAACTTAGTACCAAAAGAAATTTTAATGTCTCACTTACAGAGGTCTGAAGGCGCAGAAGAAGTGTCGTTGCCAATAGATTTTTTCCGTGACTTACTTTATCAAGCAATGCCACGCACATGGGTTGGGTTGACGGATGAGGAAATTTATGAGGCGGTCAAAGACAAAGAAGGAAGTTCTTGGCGCGTAATTGTTGATGCTATTGAAGCCAAAATTAAGGATAAGAACACATGACTAAACGAGAAACAATCATTGCATTTATAAAAGACATGCTACGACCACGCACATTGGAAGAGATCATCGCCAAAGAAATGCGTGAAGCTTACATTTCTAAGATGCAGGCTGAGCAATCACTTGAGTATGCAACCAGCGTAGTTGAGTACAACAGCCAACGCATTCATCGCTTACAAGAAAGACTAAATGAGCTGGAGAAGAAAGCATGAAACGATTTGAACGCATAATTTTTTGGCTTTTGATCTTTGTTTTCTTCATTGAGCCATTCATCATTACGTACTACACTGCTAAGAAACCTGACAAAGGTGTCAAGGAGGTCATACAAGAAGAACTTGATGCCTCATACCAACAAGGCTATGCCGATGCCTTGGATAAGAATCCAGTCATAAACAAACCGGTTCCTATTGCATTTACTGACGGACAAGATGTAAGTTGGGTTGATGGCATACAAAGACAAAAGATCAAGGATGCAATTCCACTTTACACAAAGCCACAAACACATGAATGGGTTGGCTTAACAGACAGTGACCGTGAAGCACTGATGATCGTATGGAAATCAAAGCAACGGCTAATGGTGGCGGTTGAAAACAAACTAAAGGAAAAGAACCATGAAAACTAAACAAGAAATTAAAGAAGAAATCATTGAGCTGTACGGTGCTACTAGAGCATTAAGCGATGCAATGAGCCTATTGCATGCACAAAACATGGAGAAATCTAAACAGATGATGGCTTTAAACCAGATGCTTAAAGACATGGAGGACGACCATGAATGAAGACATTTTTGCAAAGGTTAAGAAGTTTCGACAAAAGCTTAACTTGCCTGTGTCTGATAAGCCAGAGCTATTAGGCCCGAGGCACATCAGCTTCTATGCACGGTTCTTAATGGAAGAATTGTCGGAACTGTTAAAGGCGCATGAAAAGAATGATCTGGTGGATGCTGCTGATGCAATTGCCGATCTGATCTATGTGGCTATGGGCTGTGCACACCATATGGGTCTGCCTTTACCACAGATTTTAGATATCGTACATGACTGCAATATGCAAAAGGTGCCGGGAGCTACAAATCGTGGCACACAGCAGGACGCCATGAAGCCGGAAGGTTGGACTGGGCCTGAAGAACACATAGCTTTAATTTTATTTGAAAAAAATAGAAAATAAATGTGTACTTTACAAAAAGCACGGTATAATGCAATTGTTTACTTGTTAAACACACTAAAATTCTTAACTTCTTAAAGGCTAAACTTATGAACATCTTTTACTTACACCACCTGCCAGCCATAGCAGCTCGTATGCATTGCGATAAACATGTGGTCAAAATGATTGTGGAATCCTGCCAAATGCTGGCAACCGCTCACCATGTACATGGCAATGGTCACAATGTGACTTACAAACAAGCACATTTAAATCACCCATCTACTGTATGGGTACGCCAATCAGGTGAGCACTATCGTTGGTTACGTGATATGACTCGCAACTTATGCGATGAATTCACTAACCGTTATGGCAAAGTGCATGCATGCGAGCAAATACTTATCAATGAATTGTGGAACCCACCATCAGCAATAGCTGATTCAAACAAGTGGTCTAACCCACCACAATGTATGCCTGATGAGTACAAGCACTATGACACTGTAATGGCATACCGCCGTTATTACATGAGCAAAGATAGCTCATGGGCACGTACCTATTACAAAGGCACTGGTTCACGGCCTAACTGGATGGAGTATGAATATGTCTAATACTCTTAAGTGGAAGATCAGATACTTAAAGCTGGCACAGCATATAGCATCATGGTCTAAAGACCCCTCCACACAATGCGGTGCGGTCATAGTAAATGCTGACAATGAGATTGTTAGTGTTGGCTTTAACGGTTTTCCTCGTGGTGTCGAGGATAGTGCAATAAGGCTTAATGATCGTGACCTTAAGTTGTCTATGACATTACACGCCGAGAGGAATGCTATACTCTTTGCAAGGCAATCACTTAAAGGTTGCACCATCTACACATGGCCAATGCATGCATGCAGTGAATGTGCGGCTATGATCATTCAATCCGGTATCACATCACATGTGACCGTGGTGACACACAACCAACGTTGGGAACATTCATTTGAAATAGCTCGTAGCATGTTCGATGAAGCCAACATATCTGTACACGCATTATCGCCAAACTGGCTGGAGAATGACAATGAATCTAAGTGAACTAATTAACCAAATGGTTGAGCTACAGTCTCAACGCAAATCCTTGGCTGACCAAGACAGTGCTTTGTCAAAACAATTGTCACAACTTGAAGCCGACATCATGCATGCAATGTCAACCGCTGGTACATTCAAGTCAGCATCTGACGCAGGCCATTCCGTTACGATGGCTAAAAAACTACATCCAACCATTACGGATTGGAACGAATTTTATGGGTATGTCACTAAGACTAACAGCTTTGACTTACTTCATAAAAGACTTAGCAGCCCCGCTTTCCGCGATCGTTGGGAAGCAGGTGAGATCATCCCCGGGTCTACTACTGCTGAGGTATGGGGAATTTCTGTTACTAAATCACGCAAATAAGGAGTTTCTAAATGGCTAAAACCCAAAACCAGTTGACCGTATTCGAGTCCGAGTTAGAGAAGTTGGCAAGTGCCGGCATGGTGGCTGAACGTAGTACCGCAGGTACTGTGTTCTTAAGCACCAAAGGCGGTGCATTGTCGTATCGTGACAATCCTATTGCTGGCAACAGCTTGGACGTTGTGATCCTGAGCTCACCTGTTGAGCGCTTGTATTACACAGCACGTTATGACCCAGCAAATCCTGCTGGTCCAGTATGCTTTGCACTTGGTGCAAACTTAACAGGCTTAAAGCCAAATTCAGCATCCACTGAAAAGCAAAGTGAGATGTGTATGAATTGCCCTAAGGATCAATGGGGCAGTGCTACCAATGGTGGTAAAGGCAAGGCTTGTGCTGAAAAGCGTAGGCTGTTAGTAATGACAGCTGATAGCATTGACAGTGTTGAGGCTGTGAACCTTGGTGAAGTGGCGGCTTTACGCACTCCTGTAACCAGTGTTCGTGGCTTTGCTACTTACCTGCAAAAGATTGCCAGTGCTACCAAGCGGCCACTAAGTGCAGTGGTGACCCGTATCAGTGTTGTGCCTGATGCTAAAACACAGTTCAAACTACAGTTTGACTTTGTACGTGCTATTGACAACCTTGATGTGGTTAAGGCATTGATTGCACGTGGTGATAAAGAACTGTTGGCAGCCGTAGAGACTGCTGGTGTTGAGGAAGATGCTATTGATGCTGATGCACCGGTAGCAGTGGCTAAGTCAGGCAAGTACTAATGACTGACCCAGTCTTCTTAGACTTTGAGTCGGAAGCAATCGGCCCACGTCCTGAACAGTACCCACCTAAGCCGGTTGGCTTGGCAGTACTTGACAGGACTGGGCAGTTTAAGTCCGGTTACTTCTCATTTGCACACGACACAAATAACAACACGGACTTTAATACTGTCCGTCAAATGCTCTTAGACATCTGGAGCTCAGACAGGTCTGTATGCTTTCATAACGCCATGTTCGATATGGCGATCATCTATGAAAAGTTTGACATACCGTTCTTTCCAGCAGAGCGTACACATGACACTTTAGTACTTGCTTTCCTGCATGACCCATATGCACGCAGCTTGTCATTAAAAGAGTTGTGTAAGGAATGGCTAAACGTACAGCCTGAGGAACGTGATGAGCTGTTTGAATGGCTGACTATGAACATAGAATCTGTTCGTAAAAAGCCAAAGCAAGCAGGCGCATTCATTGCACGTGGTCCGGCTGATCTGGTAGGTAAGTATGCCGAGGCCGATGTAAGGCTGACTGCAGGTTTGTATGACTTTACACAAGAAGTACGCGATACTATGCCGGTTGCTTATTTACGTGAAATGCAACTAATGCCGGTACTACTGGAGAACAGTAAGCTTGGCATTCGTGTTGACACAGAGGGCATGAAGGCATGCCTTGAAAAGGCTAAAGCTGATATTGCCATGTGTGAAGTATGGCTTGCCAGATATTTTGATGTGGCTGATATTAACTACAACTCAGGTCAGCAACTTGTGACGGCTATCATGCAAAAAGGCGTGTATGACAACACAAAATCTTGGCCAATGAGCGACAAAGGTACGCCCTTGTCAGACAAAGACACACTAAAGGTGATGATCACCGATAGTGAATTATCATCGGTTCTACGGCACCGAGATGTGCTTGTAAAACTGACAGGTACTTACATAGAGCCTTGGTTAGAACAGTCGGCAACTACAGGCCGCATCTATACTGAATGGAACACTGTAAGAGGTGAGATCGGTGGCACACGCACAGGTAGGCTGTCGGCTAAGCCTACACTACAGACCATGCCAACAAGAGGGCCTAAAACCCCTCTGCCTGTTGAGCTACAAGGGCTGGTAATACCAAAGGTACGTGAGTTTATCTTACCTGATGAAGGCCATCTGATGGCGGCCGCGGACTTTCAAGCACAAGAGCTTCGGTTGTTTGCACACTTTGAGGACGGTAAGTTAGCTGAGCAGTATCGTAAGGATCCGAATGCAGACTTACACACATTTGCAGCCAACTTAATGTCTGAAAAAGCCGGTAGGCCAATCATTCGTGACTATGCAAAGACAATGTCATTTGGTATTTTGTACGGTGCAGGCCCCAAGAAGATCAGTGAAATGCTAGGCATTCCCTACAATGAGGCCAAGCAGTTGATCGACTTGTACAAGTCTGAGGTGGCACCTGGCTTAGACAATGTTAACAATGACCTGATGACTAGGTACAAGCTTAGGTCACCATTCTCTACTATTGGCGGCAGACTGGTGAAAGGTGAGCCGCCTAAGATGATTAACGGCAAACTGATGAACTTTGGCTTTAAATCACTGAATACACTGATTCAAGGCAGTGGCGCTGATATGGCCAAACAGGCGATGATCGATTATTGGAATGTGGCACAAGATGGCAGGTTGCTATTGTCACTGCATGATGAGTTGATTATTTCCGTGAAGGCTGATGTTGTCCAACGTGAGGCTGATAAACTTGCACAATGCATGATTCATGCTTTTACGTTAGATGTTCCTTTAATCGCCGAAGCAAAAGTCGGTAACAATTTCTCGGAGGTTAAGTAATGGCATATTCTTACTCGGCTGTTAAGCTTTATGAACAATGCCCTAGCAGGTATAAGTTCAATCGAATAGATCGACTGCCTGAGCCTTCTGGTCCTGCCGCTGAAAGAGGAACATCAATACACTCTGAAATAGAGAACATACTGAATGGCAGTTTGATGCTGTTATCTGAACCTGTGATGCATATGGCTGATAAGCTGGAAGGCTGGATCAAGCTTAAAGCGGCATCAGAACTTAAGTTTGCTGTTGATCATGGCTGGGATCCGGTTGACTACACAGCACCTGCAGCAATGCTTAGGGGCATCATTGACTTGTACATAGAGCAAGGTGATGAGGCCACTGTGCTGGACTTTAAGACTGGCAAGGATAGAGATTACAGTGACCAAGTGACTGTGTATGCCGCTGTTATATTGGCTGTTAAGCCGCACATTAAGAGAGTGAACTTGGTGATTGAGTTCCTTGACCTAAAGAAAACAACCACCTACAACCCGCTTACTCGTGATCAATTAGAAGACTTAAAAACACTGATTTCAGGCAGAATAGAGACGATCCGTAAAGATGCAATCTTTGCACCTAATCCTTCCGGCTTATGTAAGTTCTGCCACTTCCGTAAAAGCAATGGTGGTCCTTGCAAATGGTAACTAAAGTTATACTTGAACGTGATCTTGAAAAGTATTTCACGGCTCAGTGCAAGAAGCGAAAGCTAATGACACTAAAGTTGCATGTGAAGTTTGCTCGAGGCTGGCCTGATCGTATTGTGCCGATAGAAAACGGTCAAGTCTTGTGGGTGGAACTAAAGCGGCCAGGCGGAAAACTATCTGCATTACAAGCTAAAAATCACATTAGTCTACTTAGACTTGGGCATGAAGTCTACGTTATAGATTCTAAAGAAGGGATTGACCGTGTATTGGGAACCGCATGAGTATCAAAAGAAAGCTGTAAAGTTTTTAGTTGAGCATGGTTCTGGCCAGTTATGGCTAGACCCTGGCTTAGGTAAGACCAGTATTACGCTGGAAACGTTTAAAGTCTTAAAAGCTGCCTGTGCCGTAAAGAAGGCACTGATCGTGGCACCACTTAGACCGGCCTATGCTGTATGGCCTGAAGAGATTAAGAAGTGGGATAACTTTGCTGACCTAAAGATCAGTGTACTGCATGGGCCTACGAAGGACCGATCTTTAACAGACAAGGCAGATATACATGTGATTAACTTCGAAGGACTGCAGTGGTTAGCAAAGTCTTTGGCAGGTAAGCCATTTCCATACGATCTATTGGTAGTTGATGAGATTAGTTACTTACGGAACACACGGACTGAGCGGTTTAAGTGCCTGTCACCATTCCTTGACAAGTTTAAGCGTCGGTTTGGGCTAACTGGTTCACCTGCACCAAATAGCTTAATGGACATCTTTGGCCCACAGTTGGTAATTGATCGTGGTGCTACATTTGGTCGGTTCATCACGCACTTTAGAACCAACTACTTCTATCAGACTGGCTATGGTGGTTACACATGGGCACTAAAAGCTGATTCAGCTGACAAAATCTATGAATTACTAGGCGACAAAGTCCTCCGTATGAAAGCAGAGGACTATCTTGATATGCCAGAATTGCTGCTTAATCGGGTTTATGTAGACTTACCTGAAGCATCAAAGAAACTTTACAAAGAGCTTGAAAGTCAGCTACTTATTGAGTTTGATAGTGACCAAGTGTCGGCCACCAATGCTGCAGTGGCTGTCGGTAAGTGCCAACAAATAGCAAATGGTGCAATTTATTTAGATGACACCGATCATGAATACAAAATTATTCATACCGCAAAGATCGATGCTCTAGATGAGCTGATCGAGGGGCTGAATGGCAAACCTTGCATTGTGGGGTATCACTTTAATCACGATTTAAAGCGGTTACAGAAGTACTTGCCAAGCGCACCTTACATTGGTTCAGGTGTTACGCCAAAAGAAATGCAGAAAGTAATTGACAAATGGAATGCCGGTGACATACCAGTTTTATTTGCGCATCCACAGTCGGCAGGTCATGGGTTGAACCTGCAAGGTAGTGGGCACGCTGTAATCTGGTTTAGCAATACATGGTCATTGGAGGTCTATGATCAGTTTATTCGCAGGCTTTGGCGCCAAGGTCAAAGGAATAACATTGTGGTTCATCAGATCATTGCTAGAGACACTATTGATGAGGCAATTGTGTCAGCCATCAACAGTAAAGACAAAACCCAGCAGGCTCTTATGAATGCAGTAAGAGACTATTCACAAAAAGTAAAAGAAAGAGAGGAAATAAAATAGTGCAAGTGTTTACTTTACTAAAAGTATGGTATAATGTAATTGTTTACTTAGGTAAGCACACTAAAATTCTTAACTACAAAGGAACTAAACTATGAAAGCCGGAAAACCCTATTGGTCAATTCACATCAATTCAATCAGGTTAAAAAATACACTTCCAAAACAAGAGTATTTAACCAAGGTTAAAGAACTTAGACAAGACTTAAGACAAAGTCTTAACAACAAAACTGACTACAACGTAAAAGAAGATGCCAATAAAGCATACAAAGCACTGCCTGAACACTTACAAAAGTGGACAACAGTCGAAGAATGTACACCTATTAGTTTAGGTCTTGGCTGGTGCTAATCAACAGAGGCTTCGGCCTCTTTCTTAACAACTGAAAGGAAAAATATGAGTGATCCATACATCTACATAGCATCACCATTCTTTAATGCGGACCAACTTGAAATAGTTGAAACCATTAAGAGTGTATTGGACAACAATAAGCTGCCGTACTTTAGCCCTAAAGACGAATGCATGTACAAAGAAGGTGAAACAACACCTGAGGAAGTCCTTGAAATAAACATTATGGGTTTAAACAAAACCGACATATGTGTATGTGTTACCGACGGCAAAGACCCTGGCACCATGTTTGAAGCCGGTTGGTGTTATGCCAAAGGCATTCCATTGATTTATGTCTGGCTTGGTGGCTTACCTGGTCAAAAATTCAATCTTGTATTGGCAGCATCAGGCTCAGTAGTTCGTAGCTATGAGCAACTAGACCTTGCAATCAAGGAAATCAAAGACGTAGGTGCATTTATTCGTAGGAACTGGTCCGAGGAGAAGATGGACTATGAATAGCACTGACTTTGATTTCTTTATGCAAAGCTATACGCTTGAGCATACAAAACGCTACAGCATGAAGCCGGTGGTTCACCAAGAGAGTGTGGCAACACACAGTTTCTTTGTAGCCCTTGGCGTACTTATGCTATCAAGCAGCTATAAGTTTGATGTTGATAAGGCAGTCAAGATTGCCATATGCCATGACTTAGCTGAAATGGAAATCTCTGATGTAAACCATCTGGTCAAGAAGAACTTTCCGATAGTTGCCGAAGCACTTAAAAAGGCAGAGCACGATATTGTGAAAGGCTTTCCAGAACAGCTTAAAGACTATTGTGCTATGTACCATGATGAATCGCCTGAGGCACTAGCGGTACATTATGCCGATGCCTTGCAATGCCTACAGTACTCATCCAATGAGATGGGGCTAGGCAACAATGGCTATATGGTCGATGTCTTTGAAAATAGCGGCAAACGGTTAGCGGAACTTGAGGAAAAACTTGAACCTTACAAGGTGCTGCCATGAAAACGACAGATCAAGTTTTAGAACAGAGAGGCGAGGTGTATGGTGATTTTTTTGAGGGTGTCTCATTAGAAGCTGTTATCCTTGAAAATATAAAGGACAGGTATCGCAAGCAACATAAGCAAGAAATGGATCCTGTCTATGTTATTTATCTCTCTAAGATTGCCATGAAACTTTCTCGGTTGGCCGTATCCCCTAGGCATATGGACAGCTGGACAGACATTGCAGGTTACGCTCGGTTAGTAGAAATTCAACTCACAAAGGAAATGAAAAATGCCAAAGGTCAGAAAAGAACAAATGCCGCATCTTCAACAGATGCACACAAAGCTTAAATTCGGTCAAGCTGTAAAGCCTATCGAGTTTGTCAATCAGTTGGAGAATATAGACGTACAGATCGTCCATGCCCCAACCATTCCAGAGTTTCGTAAGACTATCTCGGTCTTCTTAATGAATACATGGAATGACAAGATTGAATGGGATTTTCCTGAGGACGCCATCAGTCAAACCATTGATGAGCTATTCCGGTATGAGCTGCTACCTACTGCCATGGAGACGATCAACATTACTTGGTCGGTCAATGGCATGGATATGGTAGACACAACGCACCTAATCAGACACCGTCTGTTTAGTTTTGCGGCACAGGTGCATGGTGATCGCGATATGCGTGATGACCGTGTTGTAGTAAAACCCGGGATTATGGCTAACAAGGATTTCTATGACAGATACAAACAAATTACAGAGATGGCTCGTGGACTCTATGTGGATATGCTTGATAGCGGTTTGGTTCATGGTCTTGATGCCCGTACTGTTATGCCTAGGAACTTTGAGCATTTTTATATGGTACGCTGCACAATTAAAGACCTTATTGGCTACTGCATCATGCGTGGTGATGAGCAAATTCAGACAACGGTAGACAACATCATTGCCATGAAGCTATGGCTGGAGATTCTTAAGAAGTATCCATTCCTAAAGGGATTGGTGGACTTCCGTAAGCCGGATCAGTTCTACCAACGTCAATCGGCCAAAGGCAAGACAAACATCTTTCCACCAAATGCAAAGAATGACAACTTTGACTGGTGTGAAGAACAGTTCTACCATCCAATCGGTCGTGATGAGTTTGCAGGTGGTGAGGTCTACCTAAAGATTCGTGAAGACTTGCTTAATCAAATCGATGCTATTGAAAAGAGGTACTTCTAATGAAAACTTGGATAGCCATGCTGAATGATCTGAGACAAATAACTAAAAGAGATAGGAAAGCCGTCTTTAAGGATTTCAAACTTGCCTATCCAAACTGGAGGCCACGGACATTTACTACTTT